CTCATCGCACGCATCGTCAGCGGGTGGAGGGAGCTGTGACATGAAGTACACCGGACCGCCCAAGCCCCTGCGCACCAGCGCGTACAACATCCACCCAGTGGGCAAGAGCGTGGGCAAAGCGCTGTTCCTGATCGCCCTCATCATCGTGTTGTGCCTGGACTTGTTTTACTGGAGGCCAGGATGAACACACTCAACTACAAGGGCAAGAAGTACACCATCGTCCCGGAGCTCATCGAGGGTAGCTGCTACGGCTGCGCTCTTGACGACGTGGGCACCTGCCCGAACAACGACACCAGCGTCACGCACCAATGCTGGGACGACGACCCCGAAGGTAAGGAGATCAACACCATTCTGATACCAGCATCCAAGAAGGCCATGGCCGCATACGTGGCCAAGAGGTTAGGAGCAGACGATGACCTTCTACTGGGTTGACGACGCCACCATCCTGCGCTGCTACCTGTCGGAGTTCGTGACCGTGCTCTCCAAAGACTGGGGCGGGCACCTCCGGCCATACCGCACCAAAGACATGGGCTACGTCCTGCACAGAGAAGGCAGACTCATGGCTCACGTTTACGGAACCATCAACCCAGACGCACTGGGCCAGTGGTTCGACAACATCGACGAGGCCAAGGCCTATGTCGAGCAGCAAGCACTGTTAGGGTTAACCCTCAACAAGCTAACGCGCTAACTCTGTGTCGCCCAAGCGACACGCCGAGTCAACAACTTCCCATACCATCCTCCCCTTCAATCACCTAACCAATCAAGGACACGCCATGCGTTACTCCAACATCAAGACCTCCATCACCGAGCAGTTCAAGGCAGCCAACGGCAACAAGGTCGTCCCGTTCATCCTCGGTGCGCCCGGCGGCGGCAAGTCGGCCTGTGCCCGTGACGTGGTCAACTCGCTGGGCATCGAGAACGTGGTCGAGTTCACCGCCAGCCTGCGTGACCCGGTTGACGTGCTGGGCACGCCCAACAACACCGGCGAGTACACCCGCTGGGTGCCGCCCGAGGAGTTCTACAACCTGCGCCGTGGTGTCGGGCGCGCAGCACTCATCCTCGAGGAGCTGTCGGACGCCCCTGTGCCCATGCAGAACGCGCTGTGCGGCGTCATCTACGACCGCCGTGCGGGCCAGCTCCCGCTCTCCGACGAGCTGTTCATCATCGCCACGGGTAACCGCACCGAGGACAAGTCCGGTGCCAACCGCATCACCAGCAAGCTGGCCAACCGCACGCGCCGCTTCGACTTCGTGGAGAACATCGACGACTGGACCGAGTGGGCGCTCGACAACGACATTGACCCCATCCTCATACAGTTCCTGCGCTTCCGCCCTGGCCTGCTGTCTGACTTCGACCCCAACCGCTTCGCCAACCCCACGCCCCGTGCCTGGGAGCGCGTCAACTTCATCCCCAGCACGCTCGAGAACGGCCTGTTCTTCGACAACGTCGCTGGCGAGGTCGGCGAGGGTGCGGCTGCCGAGTACACCGGGTTCCGCCGTATCTACATGTCGCTGCCAGACGTCGACTCCATCCTGCTCGACCCTGCTGGTGCTGACGTGCCGGCCGACCCCGCGACGCTGTACGCCCTCACCGGTGCGCTGGCTCGCAAGGCTACCAAGGACAACTTCGACCGTGTGAGCAAGTACCTCAGCCGCATGGCCCCTGAGTTCAACGTCATGGCTACCAAGGACGCGATCAAGTTGCAGCCCACCATCAAACACAGCCGTGCGTTTATCGAGTGGGCCTCACGCAATGCGGAAGTCCTCATGTAAGAAGTACTTCTGTTATGGTGTTGCCGCGTATTTGAAAGGCACAACATGACACAACGTATTGACATCACCGGCCAGAAATTCAACCAGCTCACAGTCGTAGAGCACGTCGCCAACACCAAGTGGCGGTGTCTTTGTGACTGCGGGGCTGAGGTTGTTCGGGCATCCCTCGACATTCGTAACGGAAAGGTCAAGAGCTGTGGGTGTGGCAAAGCACAAGCAATCAGCCAAGCCCAGCGCACCCACGGCATGACCAAGACGCCGACGCACCGCTCGTGGATTTCCATGCGCAGGCGCTGCAATGAGCCGACTCACGACCAGTACAAGTACTACGGCGGGGCCGGCATCAAGGTATGCGAACGCTGGCAACACAGCTTCGAGAACTTTCTGGCGGACATGGGCGAGCGCCCCGAGGGCATGACCCTCGACCGCATAGACCCGACCGGGGACTATGAACCTTCCAACTGCCGATGGGCTACACAGAAAGAGCAGATGAACAATACATCGCGTTCTGTGAAATTCGAGGGCAAGTCACTAACGGAGTGGAGCAATGAACTCAACATCAAGTACGCAACGCTCAGCTACAGGCTGCGCACCCACGGCACGATCTACCTGTGAAGTCCTCATGTAATGCCCACGTACAGCAACTACCGCTGGGAGCCGGTTCACCCCCGCAAGGGCGACCGGTATCACTACAAGCGCGACGTGCCCTGGCCAGACATGCCATGGCGAACAGCCGAACCACAGGTCATTGCCACCGTCACCTACGACAGCAACCAGAAGTCTCCGTACTGGGGCAAGTGGCACGTCTCGTTTGGCGCTCAGTCGCCGGGCCTATACGCTCTTCGCTCGCAAGAGGTACCCAAGTTCTCGAGCAAGCAGGACGCCATCGACTGGGCCACAGCAATGATCGCACTGGAGGGACTGTCATGAGCTACGTGTGGGAACAGGAGTACTTCCACCCGAACACAGTGCCAACCGTAGTGCGACTCGAGTGGCACCTCAGAGAGGTCTACAACAAAGACCCGATGGCTGGCATGTTCGCAGTACCAATAATGGGCACATGGCGCAGGACACACGCAGTGGTACGCCGCCTGAGCGAGCGCAAATACAGCGTGCAATTCCAATCAATCGTGCTTACCGACAACGACAAGACCTTCAGGTCTTTGAAAGCAGCCAAGGCCTACGCACTGGCAGTAGTAACACTCGACCAATGAACCAACTGGAGAACATCCATGCTGACACAAGTAACCAAACTTTCGGACAAGTGCATGCTGGTCAAGCTGACCATCAAACGCGCAGCACTCACCAAGCGCGACAACTTCCTGACAGACAAGATTCAGCAGCAGGAGGGTGACTCATCGCTCACCGTGCTGACCAAGCTGTTCCGTGACAATTCTTCGCCGATCAACCAGATCATGGCCGCAGTCAACGAGGTCTACGCCTTCCACCGCACCCACACACTGCCCTACGTCGACGCAGGCCCACGCATACTGCCCAGCGATACCTACATGGACTACACCGCACAGATGAAGCACCTCATCGCCAAGGTGGACAACCTCAAGTCCCAGTGGCTGCCTGAGTACGACATGCTTGTGCAGCAAGATGTGATGTACCGCAACGCAGGCCATGCTGCTGGCCGTGCAACGGCTGACGACTATCCGAGCGCCGAGCAGTTCGACCGATCGACAAACATCGAGTATCGCTTCCAACCCATGCCCGACGCGAGGCACTTCCTGTTCGACCTGTCCGACGACGACATGGCAGCGTTCGAGCAAGCCGAGGCCGAGGCCGTGCAGCAGGCCAACGTCGACACGGTGGCACGCATGCTCAAACCCCTGTCCTCGCTGGTCACACGCCTCAAGGAGTACCAAGGCCAGAAGGGCGAGCGCTGGCACAACAGCCTCATCCAGAACGTCATCGAGGGCTGTGACTTGGCACAGAAGCTCGCACTCAACCCGACACCAGAACTGCTCAAGCAGATCGACGAGCTACGCCAAGCAGCCAAGGCATGCATGGACGATGTGGAGATCATCAAGGGCAGCGCGTTCAAGCGCGACGAGGCACGCCGCAAGCTCGAAGAAGTCGCCGCTCGCATGGGGGCTTTCGGATGAACTTCACTGACCTCGAGTGGGCGCTCATGCTCACCATAGCTGTGCTGCTGTGGCGCAACCGATCCATGTACATCGACGCCATGCGGCAAGAGATGCGAGCCAACAAGTACGCTGACTGGCTCATTCAAGTCGCCAAGGGCGACGGCAAAGTAGTCCAGACCGACAACGGCTGGGAATTTAAACCGAAGGAGAACCACCAATGACTGACAAGACCCACTGGGAGATAGCCCGCACCGTGAAGACCATGGGCATGAAGACCACTGTCGTGCTTGACCCGCAGCAGATCACCACACGAGTGAAGAACAACGTCAAGCGCATGCTGCGCCTCGGGCGTGTCACGGGTAACGGCGACGCGGCCAAAATCGCAGACCAGATCAGGAAGAAGTTCGCCCTGCCTGTGACCCGAGACTGGTGGCGCGGTATGCACATCGAAACTGCAAGCACTGACACCAAGCGCGAGCTGCTACGACTGGTCGAGGCTGACTGGGCGGCCATAGTCATGGAGAACCCCGGGTACCTGACCCACAGCTACTACAAGGACCGGCACCGCGAAGCAGTCATCAACCTCAAGTCCAGTACCTCATGTGGCTTCCACCTAGGATTCCATGATCCTGCGTTCTATCAGCAGGCCGCTGAGGCCATGGCCAAGAGCATGACCGAGACCGACAAGAAGAACATCGAGGACGCCATTCTGTACCTCGACGGCACCACACCCATCCACATCACCACGTACCAATGAAAGGAACCATCATGGCCGTAACCACACTCGACCGTGCCAAAGTCAGCATCGTCACCCAGCACCCGTTCTTCGCCAGCATCCTCATGAAGCGCAAGCTCATCCCCGACAACACCGTGCCGACCGCTGCTGTCGACCAGCGCGGCCAGATTTACTACAACGAGAAGTTCGTCGAGAAGCTCTCCGTGGACGAGCTCGTGTTCCTGCTGTGCCACGAGGTCGGTCACGTCATCGGCCAGCACGCTTCGCGCCGCGGTACTCGCCAAGCCAAGAAGTGGAACATCGCAGGTGACGCATGGATCAACGACATGCTCAAGGACGCAGGCATCGGCCAGTTCATCGAGGGCGGCGTCAACATGCCCGGCTCCAAGGACGAGACGGTCGACGAGATTTACAACAAGCTGCCCGATCAGCCCGACGGTAACGGCGGCGGCCCCGGCGGTATCGGTGACGACCTCATCGAGCGCGGCGCACCACTCACTCAGGAGCAGGCCGACCAAATCGACGCCGAGACCCGAGTCGAGATCGCCCAGGCTGCTCAGGCTGCCAAGGCTCAAGGCAAACTGCCCGGTGCGATTGCCAAGATCGTCGCCGACCTCATCGAGCCCAAGACGCCTTGGTACGAGATTCTCGAGCGCTACATGGTGTCCTTCACCAAGGGCGACTACTCGTGGGCCCGGCCCAACCGTCGCTTCGCTCAGTACGCTTACCTGCCCAGCGTCGGCAGCGTGCAGGAGTGCGGCGAGATCGTCATTCAGGTCGACGTTAGCGGTTCGATCAGCAAGTTAGAACTTGACCACTACAACGGCCACCTCAAGCGCATCGTCGAGCTGTGCTCCCCCGAGCGTGTGCATGTCTTGTACACTGACACTGCGGTGGCTAAGCACGAGACGTTCGAGCGCGGTGAAGAAGTCGAGCTGACTTTCTACTGCGGCGGCGGTACCGACATGGAGGAAGGTTTCAACTACCTCTCCAAGCAAGGTATCAACCCCGAAGTGTTCATCTGTCTGACCGACGGCTACACCGACTTCAACGTCGACAAGGCCCCCGATTACCCCGTGGTCTGGTGCATCTCGTCCCAGATCGAAGCGCCCTATGGCGACAACATCCATTTTGAACTGGAGCAAGCATGAGCCTCTCTGAAGACTTCGACGCCCTCGTCGACACATACAAACAACTCCTGCAAACCTGTGTCGAGGCTCTCGCCCCGGGCAAGACGCAGGAAGAACGCAACCGAGTACGCGATGCCATCGCACAGTACCTCAAAGACAGAGAAGAGTGACCCCAGGGGCTTCGGCCCCACCCTTTCCCAATCAACCCTCAATCAATAGGAGCCACACATGGCCTACGTAGCTATAACCAAGGAACTCATCAACCGCGTCGAAGGTCGCATCAAGACAATGCGCAACAACGAGGTGCACGCCACCTGTCCTGAGCTCAACAAGGACTACCTCATCGACGCATCGCACATCTACAACCTCAGCGTGTGGGGCAGCGAGCATCTGCACCTGATGGCAGACATCCCCAGGGACTGGCTGGCCAAGATGGAGAACAACTACATCAACATCGTTGGTGACCATCACGTTGACGGCGTGCACGTCGGCGCCATCAAGAAGCAAGTGCGCTTCAACGGCATGACCGCTGCCTACGCTCGCCCGTCCAAAGACTACTGGAACCGGCAGTCTGGTGAGATTCACATCGACGCAGTGCGCGCACTGCCTGACTTCACACCTGGCCGCACCGAGTGCGTCGAGCGCTTCGCGGACGCATGCACCGAGGCAGAGATCGACGCCAAGTGGGAGAAGGTCCGCTTTGACATCGTTGGCTTCCTCAACAAGTGCAAGTCACTCAACGAGGCCATCAAGCTGCTGCCTACGCTGCGCATGTACCTGGCCAAGGAAGACATCGACCGCCTGGAGCGCAAGATCGAGCGAGCCCCTCGCAAGGAGCTGACCGAGGGCGTTGACGCCGAAGGCATGACAGCCGCCGCCGTGGCTGCACGACTGATGAGCGCGGTATGAGCGTCGCAGATCAAGTGAAAGAGCTAGAGGACGACTTGGCGTTCTACAAAGGCTCAGCAGAAGACCTAGCCAAGGAAGTGGACAAGCTCGAGCAAGAACTCGCGCTGACCAAAGCCTTCAACGAAGAGCTCGGAGCCTTCGCAGTGTATGTGGACAAGACACACCCAGAGCTACGAGTAGCGTTCGAAGCTGCCGAGAAACTGAAAGGAGAAAGGAAATGAACACACAGGTTCTACGACGTGTACGGCAGATGTTCAACAACCCGTACATACCCCAAGAACACAACCGTGCGTACCAACGAAAGTGGGTACAGCAGGTGCGTCACCTAGGTGACAAGTGGCTGCTTGCAAAGCCCGTAAAACGACCTGACAATCATGTCTAAATCACTGACTCAATCATGGCAATCACTGAACAATACATGGCCCTTTCCGAAGGAGCCGATACCGATCAACCCGAGGAAGCCACCACCGAGGAACCCAGACCCGGAGGACGCACCCCTCGTGAACGTTTCGACGCACTGCCCGAGGACCTGAAGGACAAGATTCTCGACGAGCACCGCCACTGGAACGTGGAGCACATCGACTGGTGGGACAGTGTCTATGACCAGTTCAAGTACGACATGGGCGAGATAGGCATCGACGTCGACCGCATGTACTTCAGTGGCTTCTGGTCGCAGGGTGACGGCGCATGCTTCGAGGGCAGCGTGTGTGACTGGGAGTTGTTCCTCAAGTCGCTGGGCTACACCGAGCCAGCACTCATCAAGCACGCCACGAGTTACTTCGGCATGCGCGTCGAGCACCGAGGACACTACTACCACGAGAACTGCACGAGCTTCGAGGCTGACCTACCCCTGCCCGACGGCGACGCAGACGAATGGTTCCTCGAGCACTTCAGCCCCTACCAGGACGACCGCCACTCGCTGCACGAAGCCGTGTGGATGGCCATCATCAACAAGCACGACCGCAACGCACTTGAGCGCGAGTTCGCCGAGGTCTTCAAAGACCACATGCGTGACCTCTACAAGCGACTCGAAGAGGAGTACGACTACCTCACTTCCGACGAGGCTGTCCTCGACTCGCTGGAAGCTAACGACCAACTCGAGGACGCAATCAATGACGCAATGGAGAATGACAATGCCTGACCTGCAATCAGAGCTGACCAAAGCATTGGCGCAAGCCAACTTCGACGACGAGCCGGGAACCAAGGAGCCCCCTATCATGGTGCAAGATAAACCTAAGTCCGGCAGGAAGCCGCAGGAGCAGTCCAACCGCCGTATTGTGTGGAACCACATACGTACTCATCCGCTGTCCACAGTATCTAGCGTGACCAAGGCCACTGGCTTCGGGGAAAGTTTTTGCTACTCCACCATCGGAGCACTGCTGGCCTCCGGCAGACTGACACGCGAAATGATAGACGGCACCTACAGGTACAGCGTCATCAGCGACAACTACGAAGACCGTCTGCTCAAGAAAAACGTCAAGTCAGTGAAGACGCCAAAGAAGCCAGTCAAGCCGCTGGCGGAGATGAAGCGCGATCTTGGGCTGCTGCCTGCGCCGATACCCACCCCGGTGCCGAAGACGTTCGACCCTGACACCATCATCAACCAGCTCAACGTGTTGCAGGCCAAGGAGTTGATGGTCCGCCTCAAGCAGGTGTTCGGGGAGATCGCATGAACAACCTCACAGTAATGACCAACCCGGTCATATCGGACAGCTACCACGGCGGCGATGCGCTCAACACGCACCTGCTCAAGGAGTTCTGCAACCGCAGCATCGGCAACTTCCACACGCTGGCCAACGAGATGCAGATGCAGAAGCTGCGTCACGCCGAACTGTCCGCCCTCAACGCCAAGCTCATCCAGTTCATGAACTGGCTCGCAGTAACCAACCCACAGATACTCGATGAATTCCAAACCACCGCAGATGCCTTCGACAAACTCGTTCCGCGAAACAACGGAGAAGATTCAGGCCCGCAGTCATTCACTGCGTAGCTGTGAGGTGTGCAATAAGCAGGCCGAGCCCTTGGGTGGCGTTGTAGCCCGCGGCAAGTGGCACTGCGCCCAGTGTTGGATTCGACTGTTGCAGAACAAATGAGAAAGCGTTCCAAGTACCGCCCCAAGCCCGTGCTCCAGAACCCTGTGGGGTATGTGCTCGAGGCCATCAACCTCAAGGACATGGAGCGAGCCATCGCCATTGTCAGTGAGGAGTTCCGACAGAAGAAAGCAACACCGATCACAGCATGACCAAGAAGTACGGAGAAACAGTAGCGGACATCCTGCGCTTGCTCGACGAGCTGGGGCCGCTCAGCCGCAGCGAGATGAGCTCGGAGCTCGGGCTCGAGCGCACCTACGTCTCTGCCGTGGTGACGAGGATGGCCTCGCCCACAAAACGACTGCCCAAACGCATCCATGTTAGCCACTACGTCTATGACATGGAGGGGGCAAGACGCTACCCGAGGGCGGTGTACGCTCTGGGGGACAAGCCCGACGCCCGGCGACCAAAGGCTAACAAGCTGGACAACCGCCGCCGCGCAGACGCCAAACGCCGCGTCATCAACACCGCCAACAGCGTGTTCAACCTGGCCACCCCGCGCAGGGAGTACCGACTGTGAGAACCAACATGACCAAGCGTGCGCGGCAGTTGCTGCGCGACAACCCGGACGGACTGACCGTGCGAGAGCTGGCCACGGCTTTGGGCGCCAACGACAGCAACGTGCGCAGTCGCCTTCGGTTGATGCCGGACGTGTACATCGACCGCTACGTCTTCACCGCCACTACGCCGACAGCAGTCTGGTGCGTCGTGGTGCCACCCCCTAACTGCCCTAAACCTGAGAGGAACAAGTGACCGACAACGACGAATTTCTGCAACGACTCATCCGCATCGAGACCAGGATCGCTCGCATCCAGCAGCACTTGGGGATACCCACCCGCATGGATAACGAGGACCTCGATCGACTGGAGTTCGCAGACGACCAGCCAACAGGAAAACGCCTAGCTCGCATCGAGACCCGGGTGTTCAAACTGATGGAAGCCATGAATATCAACCCGAGAACAGGAAAACGCAATGACTAACGCACTCGAAACCCAAGTGGCAGGAGACCACTACAAGAAGCTGAAGATTCAACCCGTGGAGTACATCTACTCCAACAACATCGGCTACTTGGAAGGCAACGTCATCAAGTACATCACCCGCTGGCGTGACAAAGGCGGCAACGCGGACCTACTGAAGGCCCGGCACTACATCGACCTACTACTCGAACTCGAAGGGAAAGCAGAATGAGCCTCAAAGGAATGATGCACAGCCTGATAGGTGGAGCAGTAGGGCAAGGCTCCGCCATCAACATGGCCAACACCGTGACCACGAGCAACTTACAAAACAGCATCCCCACTCAGATGGCCCAACAACAGCGCGTCGCCACCAACAAGAAGCTCTTCCACGGCATGGTCGAAGTGCTGCAAGTGGCCAACGGCTACATCGTCAACATCGGCCGCAAGGAAGGCTACGAGTTCGAGACGCACATCGCCACGACCATTACCGAGGTCAACGAGATCATCAACGCACAGATCGTGGCGTTCAAGCTGGAGGACAAGTCATGAGCTGGTTGTCAGTAAAGCTCGGGCGGATGCTGCTCGACGCAATGAAGGAAGCCAAGAAGCAGCAAGACAGCGACGACGGGCCTAAGGGGTTGACCATCGCAGAACCATCACGAGTAGACCACATGGACGCGCCGCTTCAACAAACGCAGTTCACCGTCATCAAGTGCGCCAACGGCAGGCTGGTGAAGGTGTCAGAGTACAAGCCCACCAAGTCACACCACCCTGACTGGCAGCACGAAATCTACATCGTCAAGGACGACGAGAAGGTACCGGACGTGATCGCCCGGATCATGGCCATCAAAGCACTGGAGCAGTAATGAGCGCAATCGAAAGCATTGACCTGTGGCACAGCCGTGCCCGCCCTACCCCAACACCTGAAGACTTCAACGTGCAGCTCGGGTGCCACTTTGAAGAGATCGTCGAGATGATGGCAGTCATCAATACCACGGACAACAGCTCGCTAATACGAGCCCGCTCCGCGCTTGCGTGGCTGGCCGAAGGGCTTAAAAAGGGCACCATAAGCGCCAACATTACCGACCGCAAAGAGTTCTTGGATTCTGTGGCAGATCAAGTAGTCACTGGTATCGGTGTCGCCCACTGCGCTGGCATGGATGGTCGTACGGCTGTAGTGCGTGTCAACACATCCAACTGGAGCAAGTTCAGTGACGAAGGACAACCAATCCGCGACGACAACGGCAAGATTGCCAAAGGCCCAAACTATGAACCGCCCAACCTGGAAGGACTCTACTGATGCAGCCAGTATTCTTGGACTTCGAGTCCTATTGGGACAGCAACCACACGCTGTCAAAAATGAGCCCGACCGAGTACATCATGCACCCGGAGACGGAGATTCAGTCAGTCTCGATCAAGATAGGAACTGAGCCTGCGTACGTGATCTTTGGTGAGGAGCGTATCCGCGAGCACCTACTCAACGATATTGACTGGACGGATGTCATGGTCATCGGCCACAACATGAGCGGCTTTGACTCCATGATTCTTGCGTGGCGCTTCGGCATCAACCCCAAGATGTATGGGTGCACAGCAGCCATGGCCCGCTCGCAGTACAGCAAGACAAGCACGTTAGTAGACGGCAAGAACCTCACTGGCGTGTCACTCAAGAAGCTCGCTGCCGAGCTTGGCGTAGGCAAGAAGCTAGACCTCGAGGCTACCAACACCAAGGGCAAGAAGCTCAAGGACTTCACTGACGACGAACTCAAGAGCATGGCTGCCTACAACAAGGTGGACACCGAGCTGTGCTACGAGATTTTCAGGAAGATTTTCCCGACTTTCCCCAAGCAGGAAATGCTGCTCATCGACATGACGACGCGCATGCTGGTGGAGCCCAAGTTCATCCTGAGCTACTCGCTGGTGGACAAGGCACTCGAGGACGTGAAGGCCGAGAAGAAGCAGTCACTGCTGGACCTGGCCAAGACGCTGGGACTGGACACTGCACACGAAGCCGCAGACGCGCTCGGACTCAACCAGCCGGACCTCGAGGAGGACGTGCGGGCCATGCTAGCCAGCTCCGCCAAGTTCGGTGAGCTGCTGAAGAACCTGGGTGTCGAGCCGCCAATGAAGATCAGCAAGACCACGGGCAAGTGGACCCCGGCGCTGGCCAAGACCGACGACGAGTTCATCGCACTCCAGAACCACACCAACCCGCTGGTAGCCGCCGCTGCTCGTGCCCGGCTGGAGGTCAAGTCCACGCTGCTGGAGACTCGCCTAGAGGCGTTCCTGCGAGCTGCTGATGCGTGCGACGGCAAGCTGCCCGTGCCGCTCAAGTACGCCGGGGCGGACACTACTGGACGCTGGTCAGGCGAGCAGTACAACATGCAGAACCTGCCGCGCATCGGCCCCAAACCCAAGCCGTCAGACGCTCTGCGTATGTCCCTCAAGGCTCCGACCGGGAGCAAGATCATCGTGGCCGACCTGTCCGGTATCGAGCTGCGCGTCAACATGTTCCTGTGGAAGGTCCCCTATGCGATGGAGCTCTTTAAGGCCAGCCCTGATAAGGCAGACCTGTACAAGTACTTTGCTGCGAACGACCTCTACGGCATTGCGCAGGACGACGTCACCAAGGAGCAGCGCCAAGTCGGCAAGGTTGCACATCTGGGCCTGGGGTTCGGTGCAGGCGGGGCAACTTTCCAGAAGGTCGCCAAGTTGATGGGCGGCGTGGACATGGACTTGGACGAAGCCACTCGGGTGGTTAGCACCTACCGCGAGGCCCATGGAGAAATCGCCCACGGCTGGCGAAGGTTCCAAGACTGTTTACGTGCTATCAAGCAAGGCACCGAGGAATTCATTGACCCGTGGGGGCACTGCGTGACCGAGCGCGAAGCTGTGCGCCTTCCGTCAGGCCGCAAAATCTACTACCCGGACCTGATCCGCCAGACCGACGAGAAGAATAAGACCGAATGGTGGTACGGCAACGGCCGCAGCCGCGCTCGCATCTACGCCGGCAAGGGCGTCGAAAACCTGGTGCAGGCGCTTGCCCGTGATGTCATTGCAGAGCACGCGGTGCTGTTCTTCAAACAGACCGGACTGCGGCCAGCACTCATGGTGCACGACGAGCTGGTGTACGTGGTGCCCGAGAACCAAGCCGAGGAAAAGCTCGATTTGCTGCAAAGCATCATGCGCTCCGGCGTCAGTTGGTGGCCTGAGCTGGTCACCTGGTCTGAGGGCGACATCGCGGACTGTTACGGCGAGGCGAAGTAACTTGAAGGAGGAGTCAACACGGTGTAGCCTGTTTCGAGCGCAAGTACAAGGTCGACGTGCCGAAAACCCCTAGAACGGGGTTCGGCAAAGCACTAGCTAACGCGATGAAGAAGTGATAGAGTAGATACAAACAAACGACGACCCCAGCCACCGAAAGGTGTCCTGGGGCGCAACCCCATTGGAGCCACATGACAAACCCTGCATGGACGTACTCGCAGCTCGACACGTTTGAGACCTGCCCCCGCAAGTTCTATCACACCAAGGTCAAGAAGGACGTCATCGAGCCGCCCACGGTCCACACTGAGTGGGGCACCAGGGTCCACACTGCATTCGAGAACTACATGCTCAACGGGGAGCCGCTTCCCGAGGGTATGACCCAGTGGCAACCCCTGGCAGAGAAGATCGCCAAACTGCCCGGGGAGAAATTGACAGAGCGCAAGTACGCACTTGACCGTAACTTTCAGCCAACAGACTGGAAGGGTGCGTGGACTCGTGGAATCGCCGACCTGGTAGTTATCCACAAGGACAAGGCAGCGGTGATGGACTACAAGACCGGCAAGCGCAAACCGTCGGAACAGCTTGATTTGTATGCCACTTACATCTTTGCGCACCACCCGGAAGTGTCAGTCGTTTCCACTGGGTTCATCTGGCTCAAGGAGCGCAAGCTCGACTGGAAGCCTGTGCATAAGTCATCACTGCCCGCGGTGTGGCAATCGTTTCTCCCCCGTGTCGCTAAGTTAGAGTCTGCCTACGAGCGTGACCGTTGGCCCGCCAAGACGTCAGGTCTGTGCAACGGATGGTGCCCGGTCACGTCGTGTGAGTTCAACAAAAAGAAGGCCTAACCAATGACACCCGAAGGAAAAGTCAAGAAAGCCGTACGGGAGTTCCTCCGCGCCAAAGACGTTTGGTTCTACCAGCCTGTGCAGAACGGCATGGGCCAAGTCGGTATCCCCGACTTCGTCTGCTGCTACCGCGGCACGTTCATCGCCATCGAGACCAAAGCGCCGGGCAAGCTCAGTGGAGTGACGCCCAACCAGCAGCGCGTCATCGACGCCATCAAAGCTCACGGCGGTCTGGCTGTCGTTGTCGACAGCGTGGACAGCCTCACCCCTGTTTTTGACATCCTTGAGGAGTAGACCATGACTAAGAGCACCAAGCGCAAGCTCGAGTACCAGAAGGCGTACAACGCCCGACCCGAGGAAGTGAAGAAGCGAGTTGCCAACAACGCAGCACGCCGCGAAGCCATCAAGGAAGGCCGCGCTCGTGTCGGCGACGGTAAGGACGTGGCCCACAAGAAATCACTCGAGAACGGAGGTACCAATGCCAAGAGCAACCTCACTGTCCAAGACCGTAGTACCAACCGCGGTTGGAGGAAGGGCAGTGGCTCTTACAACCCCGACAAGTGAGATCGCCTACGGGTCCACGGTCATCACCCGCATGGGCAAGACTGGACCCCCGTTCAAGCGCATGTTCTTCGGACGGGAGCTGCCCGCCGGTGTAATGTACGCAGAGCTCTTCCGAGACATGATTCACGACGAAGTGCAGATTCGCTGGGTCTGCGCCGACCAATCACGGCACTCGATGCCGTTCGAGCAAACTGACGAAGGAGTCATCGCAGTCCTGACCGCAATGAAACTCACATGCTGATTCACAAAGAGAAAAAGGCAGTCGTACTCAAGCTGCGCAACCCAAGCCGAGTAACGACTGTCATCCCCACCGCGGTTGTGGTGGACCACAAAGGGCAGAAGATCGTGGCAGTGCCGCACCGACCGGATGAGACCCGGGTGCTGCGCAACCTTGGCTTCGATGTCCCTGACCCGATGCCCATCCACTATCAATGGCCCAAGGTCAGTGGTCGTCACGATCCGTTCAACGCGCAGCGAGAGACGGCATCGTTCCTGGCGATGCACAGCCGGGCCTACTGTCTCAACGGCATGGGCACCGGCAAGACCAACAGCGCCCTCTGGGCGTACGACTACCTGCGACGCACCAAGCAGGTCACCAAGATGCTGGTGGTGTGCCCGCTGTCCACGATGGAGCGCACCTGGGCGGACTCGGTGTTCAGCACCTTCCCGCACCTGGACGCAGTCGTGCTGCATGGCACGCGGGAGCGTAGGTTGAAGCTCCTCAAGCAGGACGTGCACGTCTACATCATCAACCACGACGGCCTGGCGGCCATTGCAGACGAACTCAAGAGCCGGCCCGACATCGACCTAATCGTGGTGGACGAGCTGGCCCTGGCCCGCAACTCGAGCACCGAGCGCTGGAAGCTGCTCAACACCATCTGCAACAAGCAGAGCGTGCGCCGTGTGTGGGGCATGACAGGGTCGCCGACCCCCAACGCACCTACCGACGCATGGGCGCAGTGCCGACTGGTGACGCCCGACAACCCGCTGGTGCCCAAGTACTTCAGTGCCTTCCGGGACCGCGTGATGCGTCAGCTCACCCAGTTCAAGTGGGTGCCCAGAGCCGAGGCCAACGACATCATCCATCAGATGATGCAGCCCGCGATCCGCTTCTCGCTCGACGACTGCACGGACCTGCCAGAGCAGACTTTCATCACCCGCGAGGTGGAGATGACCACCGAGCAGAAGAAGGCCTACAAGGACATGCTGTCCAAGCTGGCGACTGAGTACCAGGGTGGGCAGATTCTTGCGGTCAACGAGGCCATCAAGGCCAACAAGCTGATCCAGATCGCCTGCGGTGTCGCCTACGGGACAGGCGGCGACGAAGTCGTGCTGCCGGCCAAGCCCCGGCTGGACGTGCTCAAGGAAGTGATCGAGGAGTCCGAGGGCAAGGTGATCGTGTTCGTGCCACTCACCGGTGCGCTCGAGTCGGTCGCCGAGGAGCTGCGCAAGGACTGGACTGTGGAGACCATCCATGGCGGCACCAGCAAGTCAGAGCGCGACCGCATCTTCAGCGAGTTCCAAAAGACGCCCAACCCCAGGGTGCTGGTGGCCAACGCCGCCACCATGAGCCATGGACTGACCCTGACCGCCGCGACCACCATCGTGTGGTACGCCCCGGTGCACAGCAACGAGGTCTACGAGCAGGCATGCGCCCGGGTGCGCCGCCCCGGCCAGACCCGCACCACGGTCATCGTGCACATCGCAGGCTCCGACATCGAGCGCCGCGTGTACAAGCGGCTACAGGATAAGCAGTCGATGCAGGGGCTGCTGCTCGACATGATGAAGGACAAGCCAGAAAGTTAGGAGGTACCCCTTGACAACCAGAACCTGAGCAACTACATTCATCGTCATACAACAGGAGCTAACAATGAAACTCTCAGAAGCCGTTAGTCTGTACATCAAGCTGCGCGACCAGAAAGCCCAGATGAAAGCAGACTTCGACGCCCAAGTGGCGCCCCTTCAGGAGAAGATGGACAAGCTCGAGGCCAAGCTCCTCGAGGTCTTCAACCAAACAGGCATGGACTCCGTCAAGACCGAGTTCGGCACCGCATACGCCACCGTGCGTACCTCGGCCAGCATCGCTGACCGCGACGCCTTCATGGACTTCGTGAAGGCCAACGAGGAATGGGCGCTGCTCGAGGTGCGTGTCTCCAAGACCGCAGTCGAGCAGTTCCGTTCCGCCAACGACGACGAGCTGCCACCCGGGGTCAACGTCCGGGAAGAGCGCGTAGTCAACATCCGCCGTTCCGCGTAAACTCCTAACTCCACCTGGAATCACCATGAACATCATCCCATTCGACGGCAGCAAGAATCTGCCCAGCTACCTCAAGTCCTTCAACGTCGCGGAGATCAACGCCGATCTGACCGCACACGCTGGCAGCGGCTTCCCCGTCATCTCCATCAAGGGCAAGGTCTTCGCCGTGGTGCGCGACGGCGAGCGCGTCGTGCTGCCCAACCCCAAGGACCCCGAGTCCCCAGCCACCAGCATCGACGTGGTTCTGCTCAAGGCCAACAAGGGCACCAGCAAGGTGTTCTACCTCAAGGGCTACGACCCCAAGGACAGCGAAGGCGCCAAGCCCGACTGCTACTCCAGCGACGGCATCGCCCCGGCGACTGACGCCCAGACCCCGCAGGCCAAGAAGTGCGCCACCTGCCCGCACAACCAGTGGGGCTCGCGCATCACCGAGAAGGGCGCCTCCAAGGGCAAGGCCTGTAACGACACCGTCCGCATGGCTGTTGCCGCTGCCGGCCAGATCAACGACCCGATGCTGCTGCGTGTGCCGCCCGCCTCCATCAAGGGCCTGGGCGAGTACGGCCAGATGCTGGCCAAGCGCGGCGTGGGCTACAACATGGTCGTGACCAAGATCGGCTTCGATCAGGAAGCCGAGTCCCCCAAGCTGACCTTCAAGCCCGTGGGTTTCCTCGACGACGCCGCCTTCGCCGAAGTGCAGGAGATGGTGCAGTCGGATGTCGTGCAGAACATCCTGGGTGCGAGCCCGATGGCTCTGCCCGTCGAGCCCGCCGCCGACCCCGAAGTCGAAGAAGCGCTCAAGGGCACCCCGCCCAAGGCCGCTGCCGCCCCCGCCAAGCCCGCCGTCTCCAAGGCCAAGACCGTGACCGAGGAGGAAGTGACCGAGGCCGTGGCCGCTGCCGAGAAGCCCGCCCCCGCCAAGGCCAAGCCCGCCGCCAAGCCGGCCGCCGTGGTGGAAGACGACGTCGAGCTGGACCTCGATGGCATCAGCTTCGATGACTGACCTGTTTAGGGGGTGAAAGCACTGGGGGTCGCTGTTCGGAGCTTTGTCTCCTTTTCTCCGGGTAGCGCCAGTGTCGTAGCCCCCACCCCTCGCCCAAGTATCAACCTCACAGAAAGACCACCATGGACTTCAACATCAACGTCACCGCCGAACATGTCAACGCAATCTTCGCAGGCCTGAACAAGCTCGAGCACGGCGCAGTGCGCCAGACCTTCGATCACATCCTCAAGCAAGTGCAAGAACAGGAAGTGGCGGCCATGAAAGCCGCAACCGCACAGGCTCCAGAAGCCGAGGCCCAGGCCGGTCTGAACGACTGAGTTAGGGATTACCCGCGAAGCCCGCTCGTCGGGCTTTTTGTTTTTCTGGAGTTGCTTATGCGTTGCTTTTCAACCACAGGAGCGTGCGGTATCGCATGAGGGGACATGAACACCCTCGAGTTCCTTCAAGCCATCCTGCCCGAGCACGGTATCCACTACCTGGCTCTGTTCAAGGAAGGCTACAAGTTCCCTGCTCACAAGGTCTACACGGACCTCGAGACGATGGCCGACGCCATCGACAACATGGCCGGCTCCAAGCAGCTATCCATCTACCACGCATGCGCCACATACCAGCGTGCCGTCATCGAGATCGAGGACGGCGAGAAGACCAAGCGCAAGTTCCGCATCCCGGAGAACTGGGACCGGGCCAAGGCATTCTGGGTGGACATCGACTGCGGGCAGGAGAAGTTCGACAAGGACCAGGGCTACCTGACCAAGCGCGATGCTGCAGCGGCCATCGACACGTTCGCCGTGGAGGTGGGCTGGCCCAAGCCCATGTTGGTTGACTCCGGCAACGGCATCCACGCCTACTGGCCGCTCACCAAGGACATTGCCCACGACAAGTGGGTCAAGGTCGCCAAAGGCTTGAAGGCCACGCTGCACCACTGCGGCGTGATTGCGGACCCGACCCGTACCGCCGACTTCGCGTCCATCCTGCGCCCGGCCGGCTCCGTGAACCGCAAGAACGGCGGCGCAAAGAATGTGGTCGTGAAGCGCTCTGTCGCGCCCACAGCACCTGGCGAGTTAGCTACTGCCCTACAGAATTACATGGTCGAGAACGGCGTGAAGCTCATCAAGGAGAGCCCCGCCAAACAGTATCAGGCGACTGATCTTAATTCCGACCTGACTGCCCACCTGCCCCAATACCCGGACCTGCCGGTGGACGCCAACGCTGTGGCAGACAAGTGCGCCCAGGTGGCCGCGATGCGCGACACCCAGGGTGACGTGGGCTACGAACACTGGCGTGGTGTCATCGGCATCTTGAAGCACTGCGAGAACGGCGAGCAGCTTGCCGAGCAGTGGAGCGCAAGGCGCGAAGAGACCGGTCATACCCAGCTCGACTGGGACATCCGCTACGAGTCGTGGAGCGCGGGCCCCACCACCTGCGAGTTCTTCGAGACCAACGGCTGTGGCGCGTGCGAAGGCTGCCCGATGAAGGGCAAGATCAAGACGCCGCTGGTGCTGGGCCGCCAGATGCCAGAGAACGCCGAGACCGTCGAGGAAGTCGTCACCGAAGACGGCGCCGAGGTCGAAGTCGAAGTGCCCGCACTGCTCACCGGCTACACGTACTCCAACGGCGTGATGGCTCGCATGCTCCCCGACAGGGATGGCGTGCTCCAACCCTTCCCGTTCAGCAACATCCTCTTCTACCCCACGACTCGCATCCGCACGGAGGACGGCACCTACAGGATCGGTGTCCGCATGCACCTGCCCAACCGCAAGGTGCGCGACTTCGACATGCCCGCAGAGGCCATGGCCAGCCAGACAGACATGCTGCGCTGCCTCGCCAAGTACGAGCTGATGCAGTCCAACCACAAGGACGCAGGTTCACACATGGCTGCCTACCTCCGCGACCAACTCGAGCAACTCAAGCGCACCGTCGAGGAGGTCAACACCCTCACGACGTTCGGCTGGCGCGATGACATGTCCGGCTTCCTGATGGGCGACCGGCTGTACCACAAGGACGGCACGGTGCGCAAAGTGCTAGTGGGCGGCTACGCCGCCAAGTACAAGCCCGCCCTGCCCGAGCCACGCGGCTCGGTGGAGCGCTACTCATCGGCGCTCAACTTCATGTACAACCGCGAAGGCGCTGAGCACTGGCAGTACGCCATCTGCTCGGGCTGGGGCTCGGTGCTCTCACCCTTCGGCGAGGACCTCTACAAGGGCCTGCTCGTGGCAATCCAGGGTGGCGACTCCGGCAAGGGCAAGACGACCGTCTGCTTCGCCTCGCTCTACGCCTTCGGCAAGGCCGACGACATGGCGCTCAAGTCCGACAAGGGCTACACCGACAACGCGCTGTGGGGGACGATGGGTGCGTTCAACAACCTGCCCATCCTACTCGATGAGCTGACCTCCATGGACCCGGCCAAGTTCTCGGACGCCGCCTACGGCGTCTCCCGAGGCGAGGAGAAGGTTCGCATGACTAGCCGCGGCGGGGTGGTGACGTTCGCCCACACCAGCATCTGGTGCATGAGCCCGTTCGTGACCGGCAACAAGGACTTCCATGGACTGCTCGCCGCCAACCAGGCCAACTCCCAGGCCGAGGCCGTGCGATTGATCCAGATCAGCGTGGACCGCTACCCGGTCGTGCAGATCGACGCCGATCCGCAACGCGAAGCTGAGCTCGTGCAGCAAGCCGTCGACACCATGAAGGCCAACGCAGGCTGCGCCGGCGACCTGATGATGCGCTACATCGTGACCCACCAGCGGCAGATCGCCGACGAGGTGCGCGACATGATGAACGAACTGGCCAAGGTACTGCCGGCCACGCGCTACCGCTTCTACCGCAACCACGCTGCGTGCACGCTGACGGCCGCCAAGCTGGCCAAGAAGCTGGGCATCATCGACTTCGACATCGAGCGACTGTTCGAGTTCTCCGTGCGCCTGCTCACTGACCTGGCCGAGACCGTGACGGCAACCAACACCGTGACGTCCGAGGACGCGTTCAGCCGCATGATGGGCGAGCTCTCCAGCCGCATCCTGGTGACCCAGGAGTTCCGCGACCGCGGCTCGAAGAACGGACCGGAGACCCCACGCAACCGCGTGCAGGGCGTGATCGCCGGACGCTTCGTGCTGGGCAGCACCACATCCAAGACCCACGCAGGCCACATCTTCATCAGCCAGAAGGAAGCCCGCGACTGGTGCATGGCCAACCGACTGGACTACGGCGCCCTGATCGACTCGCTCGAGGCCAAGCAGGCCCTGGTGAAGAAGTCCGACAAGCTGGTGCTCACGCGGGGTACCGACATGCCGTTCAGCGGTCAGGTGCGTTGCTTTGTGGTTGACTCGACCAAGTTGGACTCCCAAGCCCTAACACTGGTTAGCAACAACGCCACGGAAGCCGTTGGCGAGAAAGCGGTCGGCGATGTATGATGCCCTCGCTAATCGCCATGTTAGCTCCTTTGTGTGGATCAGCCCCCTGCCGCGAGGCCGGGGGTCTTTTTGAGGCCTTCCAATGAAACTCGTTTTTGACGCCAAGGAACTGGCGGTCGCTCTGAGTTTGCCGGTGACCACGATCCAGCAGTACGCATCGAAGTACCCGGACAAGCTCCCTCCCCGCCTGAACACCCCGAGCCGCAAGCTCATGTGGTCGGTGAAGGATGTGGAGCAGTGGATTGAACAGCACCGGGCAGCTTCGCAGCGAGCTCAGCCGGAGTCGGGTTGTAGTACACCATCAGGCTCTTGAGGTCACGGTGGCCGATCAGGCGCACCAAATTTGTACCAGTCACCACTTCACCTTGTCGGCCCAGTAGGCGGCTGACATCTTGCCCTTGGCGATGTTCTTGGCGTGCCGGGCCTTGAAGCTCTCGCGTCGGTTCTTGTACGCCTCGGACTCCCCCGCCTTCTTGGGGCTGCCGCTCACGCCCTGCTGACCGAAGCGGATGGTCTTGACCTGATCGCCCTGCTTGGCCACGACGACGTGGCTCTTGGTCGGGTGGTTCGGGGTGGCCTTGGGCTTGTTGTAGCCCGACACGCCTGCGCGTGCCAGTCGAGAGTCTTTCGTTGCCATAGGGGTTCTCCTTAAACCTGGGACTCGACGAAGGCGCGGTTCTGCTTGTTGAACTGCACCCCGTTGATGGTGTTGCGCTCGCGCTTGGCCTGTTCCTGCGGAGCCTTCAGCAGGTTGGACAGCGGCTGGCGGGTGTAGCCATTGCGGACGCGGGCTTCTTGCATCTTGGTCCAGGCCTGGCGGGCCTCGGCCATCGCCGCGGTGTCGCGCTCGCGCACGGCCTTGATGTAGTCGGCCTTGATCTTGGCCGAGCGGTCCTGGAAGTTCTTGTCCATGTCCTTGACCCGCTGCTGTTGCTCATAAACAACAGCCTGCTTGGCCGGCTGGATGCCCATGGCTTGCAGGGCGGACTCCCAAGTCGAGACCTCGTCGGGGCTCAGCAGGATGTCGCCGTTGCGGCGGGTCAGGCCTTCGTCGGCGATGCGGTACGCCTTGATGGCGTCGCCAACACCCTTGGGCATCAGCAGCTCGCTGCCACGCAGCAAGTCACCGCCCATCATCAGGCCCAGGCCGTCGAGCATCCGGGTAGTCATGCCCAGCGAGGCGCCACCCAGCAGCGTGCCCACTGCTTCGGCAACGCCAGCCCGGGTGGTCAGATCGGCGTCACTGAAGGGCAGGATGGACAGCATGTTGCCCGCACCCACCTTGCCGGAGATGTCTGCACCAGCCAGCGTCGGGGCGCCGCGCATGACGAGGTTGGCCATCGTCGGATCACCCACAGCCTTGCGGATTGACTCCTCGAGGTCGTAGGGCTCGTCGTCATCGCCGAAGAGCTTGCTGGCCAGGAACGCAATGGCAGCGAAGCCAGGCAGGCCGCGAACGCCGGCGAGCAGCGCGGTGTGACCCAGCGAGTAGGCCAGCATCTTTGCCGCCGCCCGGCGCTCACGCGGGCTGGTCACGATGTCGTTGATGAGCTTGGCGTAGTAGGTGAGCTGGATGAGCTGGAACTTGCGGAACTGCAACGCCACCTTGCCGAACTGGCTGTTGAACACCCGGGGAGCGTTGAAGGCGGTGTAGTCGCCATGGGTCTCCGTCAGGATGCGGTCAGCGTAGTTGACGGCCTGCTCGTGGCTGCGGCCCGCAGCGCGCTCGAGGCGGTAGGCAGTCATGGCAGTGGACAGGCGGTTGATGGACTCCACCTTCTGCACGGCGGTGCGCAGAGCCTTGTCCACGCGGTTGAGGTTGTCGCGGATGAAGCCACGGCCCTCGACGCGGAACTCGCCCAGCTCGGTGTCCATGCCGATGTCGATCTTGCCCCGGTTGACCAGCTCCTGGATGGCCGAGCGCACGTCGCCAGGGACGGCGGTGTAGTCGAACATCTGGTTGTTGAATCCGGACTTCACCAGGTCCTTCATCTGGCCGTAGGCCTTGAAGAGCTCAGCACTCACCTTAGCGTAGTTGTGCGCACCGGCCATTGCGGGCACGGACATCATCCACGGCTGGGTCAGGTTCTGCATGTAGTACGCCGGGCTAGTGGCCAGGAAGTACACGGAGCTCATGCGGCGCAGCTTGTCGATCCACGGCGTGGGCGCGTAGTCGAAGGACTGCTGGTAGCGGCGCACCACTTCGTTGAGCACCTCGGAGGCACGCAGGCGGTTGGCCGCCCCACGCGACTGCTTGTGCATGGCCTGCATCACGTCCTGGAGCTGGGTGCCGTAGCGGGTGCTGGCCAGGAAGTGGGCGTCGGCGCGGCCCTGCGTCGTGAACGAGCGCAGCATGTCGACCTCACCGACCACACCACGGCGGCGCATCTCGGACTTGCGAGCGGAGTTCTCGGCCAGCTCTTGCAGGTACATCTGCGAGACCAGCTCCTTGAGTTTGGCGGTGCCGGCACGGTCCTGGGCGTTGACACGCGAACGCAGCGCGGTGAGCGCGGCCATCATGTTGTCGTTGCCGAAGAGCCCGTCCTCGGAGACGCTGCGCTCGAAGTGCTGGACTTGCTCGAAAGCGCCCTGCTCGGTCAGCTTGTTGGCCAAGGACTCAGCCTCACCAGCAGTCTCGGTGAACGTGACGTGGTAGTGGTTGGCGTCCTGCTCGAGTTTGCGGATGGCCTTGTTGTCGCCGTCTTCCACGGCCTGCATGTAGGTGGCGGACTTGGCCACCACAGCGTACGGACCGAAGCGCTTGATGGGCGCGTACGGGCGGCCCTCGCGCAGGGAGAACAGGCGGGAGAACTTCTCGAGGTCGTTCTTCTTGTCCTTCTGGACTTCGGCCAGCTCTTCCTGGGCGTCGGTCAGCTTCTTGCCGGACAGCGTGCCGCCCTTGATGAGGTCGGTGAGCGCCTTGATGTGGGCGTCATACTCGGAGCTGGTGAAGTCCAGCACGGTCTGCTTCTTGAGCGCCAGCATGCGGTCGCCATGGGCGAACACCGCCTTGATGAACGCTTGGGACTTCTCGTCCAGCTTGTCGAAGCGCTCGGCCATCTCGTCGTTGGCCTTGAACTTGCCGGAGTCATAGCCCCACTGACCGCGCTGGGTCGAGTCGAAGATGAACTGGTTGACGCTGTTGGGGCCGTCACCGCGGTCGCGCTCGGGCACCTGGGCGTACATGTCGGCGATGCGCTCGACCTCACGCTCGTACTCACGAGTCTTCGTGGCCTTGGCGATCATCAAGTTCTGGAAGGCCTCGGCACCTTCGATGCCAGCAGCAACGGCACGCTTGGCCAGATCGCTCGTGAACGCCAGGGCGTCGATGCCCTTGCGGGTGTAACGAGACAGCGCGTTGGCTGTCTTGCGGGCAGGCTGCTGCGCTGCCTTGGGCAGCTTGGAGACGGTCTTCTCGATGGTGGACGCAGTGGGCGCCGAGTACGCGACGGCGTCGTGGACGTTGACCAGCATGTTCTGCGGCTGCACTTGGCTGGCCGGCGCGTTGTTGCGGCGCTCAATGTCGATGAAGTTTGCGCGCTCGGCCACCAAGTTGGCTTCCTGCTCGCCGGCGATCAGTTCGTAGAGCTGGCCGGCCAGGTACCGTTCGCTAACGCCCACAGACGCCAGAATCTTGCTGTGCCCCTGGAGCATGGATTGGTACGCCGTGTCGACCTTCCGGGTGATGGCCTGCACATCGGATTCAGTGGCGTTCTCCGGCAAGTTCTCGTACTCGCGCTCCAGCTTCTTGGCTTCGACGTTGTACGCAGAGACCAGGTCGATCAACCGATCCAGGGTCTTGGGCGGTACGTCAAACACGCTACGGCCGCGGTCCTGAATGGCGCCCCGCAGTTTCTTGAGCGAGCCAAGATCGTAAGGCAACGTCATGCCGGGGCTGCCGCCAGGCGAGAACCCTTCGATCTCTTGAATGGCGTGCTGAACTTCGTGCAGCAGCACCTGCACCGGAGTGAACTTGGTCGGGTCCGGGTCGGCCTTCTGCGAGATGTCGATGCGTTTGCCGCCGTTCTTGTAGAACGCGCCATGACCAGCCGGCATCTTGCTGTCGAACACCAGGGTGTACTCGCGCAGTTGCGGGTACTTCTCATACAAGGCCTGGTGATTGAGGACGTCTTCCAGCGCGTACTCTTTGTCCGCTTGGAAAGAGGCGAGGTCTTGCGTGAACGCGGCGAACGTGTCGGGAATCTCGTAGCGCCACTTGCCGTCAACCGAGTTGAAGTACCAGCCGGTGTCGCGCCAAATCTCTTCCACGGACTCGTCGTTGGACTGCATCAGTTTGGCGGTGGCCAACTGCGCCTTCAGTTCGGCAACTTGGTCTCGCTTCTGCGACACGAACGACTTGGTGCCCGCCAACAGTGACTCGCTGCGGGTGTCCTGGTTCACGACCTTGGGGTCGATGACGATGGTGCGGTCGGCGATGGCGTCCAAGAACTGCTTCATCGTCTCGTTGGGCAGGTACTTCTGGCCCTTGAGCGCGTAGTAGAACTTCTTGATCGCAGCGCCCAGCTTGGCGAAGAACTGCTCGACCACAGTGACGGGCTTCTCGGACGTGGTGGCCCACTTGGACACCTGGTCGGCGTACCACTCGGAGAAAGACTTCCAGTACGAGGACAGCTCGCTGGCCTGCATGTTGTCCACACCGCGGGTAGCCCGGCCAGTGGCACGGGCACGCAGGGCCTGGACGAACTCGCGCCCGGTCTTCTTGGAGTTCTCGGCGATGAACTTGTCGTGCTCGGCGCGGATGGCTTTCTGGGTGGCCGGGTCGGCGTTGTCGAACGCTTCACGCTGGTGGACGTGCCCCAGCTCGTGGCCCAGGGTTTCCAGCATCTTCAGGTAGCTGGTGCCCTTCTTGAAGGCGATGTAGTAGCCATCGCCCATCTTGCGCATGGAGCCAGCTTCGTTGGCGTCCAGACCAGCCGAGCCGATGGCGCGGTGCGGACCGGTGAACTTGTCCTTGTCGGCGCGGGCATCCTCGATGGTCGTGACGTAGATGTTGGCCTTGATGTTGAGCAGGTTCTTCCAGCCAGCCATGACGCCAGCCAGGCGAGGGTCCATGCCGCTCGAGGTGGCCAGGCCGTTCTTGTCGAACTTGATGAACGGGTCTTTGGCGTGCTGCTCGGCGTCGGCGGCTTCGAGGTCCTTCTTGACCTGGACCAGGCGAGCCTTCTGCTCGGGCGTGATGGCGTCGCCAGTGAAGCGCTCCACATCCACGCTGCTGCGCGAGGTGCCCTTGGCCACGGCGTAGACCGGCTGCCCAGAGAGCATGGAGTAGCCACGAATGAGGGCCAGCGGGCCTTCCTGCCAAACAACGGTGCCGCCCAAGTCTTTCGCGTGGTCTTCTGCGTCCTGGCGCTGCTTGTCGGTCGTCTCGACCTTAGGCGCCGCAGTGCGCTTCATCAGCTCTTGCAGGCCGATCTCGTCCTTCAACTTGGGCTTGCCGTTGGTGCGGTCGGCCAGCTCGGTGAGGTAGCCGCGCTCGTTGGTTGTCAGCTCGTCGTAAGTCACCAGATTGGGCGACTGCGCACGCAGGGATTCCCACAGCGTCTGACCGCTGTCTTGTTGGGGTTTGGCAACCACGGCTGCGGTGGCAGCCTTCTTTTCAGTCTTCTTCTCGGCCTTGGGCTTGGCTTCCTTCTTGGGAGCCTCGGCTTTCTTTTCGGTCGCCGGAGCGACCTTGCGCAGGTCTTCGAGCAGCTTCTTGGCTTTCTCGAGCGCGGTGGCAGCCTTGGCCTTCACGTCCTCGATTTCCTGGCGAACCTCGGCCAGCGGGCGCTTGCCCTTCTTGGTGTCGGTCAGGGTGTCGAGGCCCGCCTCTTCGGCGTCCTGCACGCGGCGCTCGAGCTCGTCGGCCTTGGCGGTCAGGTCGTACCACTCCTGGGACAGCGAAGCGGCCATGTCCTGAGGCGTGGCTTTGCCGGACTCAAGCTTCTCGATCTTGGCGTCGATCTCGGCGATGTCAGCCTGGATTTTCTCGACCTGCTCTTCGTCGCCATTGCGCTCGGCTTCGGCGAGCTCGCGCTCGAGGTCAGCACGCCCATCACGCATGGTGTTGAGCTTGTCGATCTCTTCCTTGGTCAGCGCCTTCGTGCGGTTGCCGATGGTGTCCTTGTAGCCGGTGGAGCCGCCTTCCGAGGAGATGGTGCTCATCCCCACGTCGCCCAGGGTCAGGTCGCCCGTGGCACCGAAGGCAGCGATGTCGCGCTGCTGGCTGTTGTCGTCTTCGATGCCGGGAGCGGAGCGCCCGTCGGCCATGTCGGTGTCGAGCTCCACGTCGGAGTCAGCGCCGCCGATGTCGCCCATCAGGCCGCGGACGTACTCGTCGGTCCAGCCGTACTTCTCCTGGGCGGCCTTGATCTTCTTGTTGCGGAAGGTCTGGCCTTCCTTGCCAGCGCCGGCGATCTGACGAACGCGGGAGGAGTCCAGCCCGTACTTCTCGGCGACCTGAGCGGCTTTCATCTTGCCCACGAACACGTCGTGGATGATGTCCGCATCGCGCTTGTCGAAGATTTGGTTGATGACGTCGCGGATGGTCTCGCCGGTCTCGTTGGTGTCGTCGGTTTCGTGCTCGGCGGTGATCTGCTCGGCAACGTCGCGGGAGAGCTTGCCCATGCGGCGCAGGTCGGCCCAGGACTTCTGGAGCCCCGGCGACAGGTCGCGGAAGCTCGGAGACACGTCCGGGCGGAAGTCTTCCCAGGCGTCCTCATCGTCCACGTAGCCGTCTTCGGCGACGGGGGCGTTGGCTTTGGGGTTGGGAGCCTCGGGGGGCGCGTAGGCGTTGGCCTGCGCACCTGGCTGAACCGTCACCTTGCGGCGCTTGCGCTGGACAACCGGCTCGTCAGAGACCTGGAACGGATCGGCAGGAGCAGGGGCTGCGGCAGGAGCCTCGACCGGCTGCGGGTTTGCAGCCCGCATACCGCCCAGGAGCGCCGCGTTGACGTCGCCGCCAACGAACCCCGGGTTGGCCCTTGCGCGGGCCATGGCCTCCGGCACGGGAGCCGGATTGGCGCCGGCCAGAATGGACGTGTTCTCGCCTACAGCGGCAGGTCGTTGAACCCCGGCGTTTGCCACAGGAGCAGCTTGCCCACCTGCGGGTTGAGTATCTCCGGCATTTCGACCTGCTCCGTTGGCGACAGTAGAAACTGGTCCTGGATTGCCCATGCCTCCGACAACAGGAGCGCTCCGTCCATCACCGCTTCCAACAGGTTGTCCGGCAGGTGCGCTTGGCTGGCTGACATTTGCGACTCCTTTGCGGTGTTCGACGATGGCGTTCTGGAGCAAGACGCGCAGTCGGTCCTGCTGCTTCGACCCGAAGTACGCCCCGTTGCCGATCTGGTTCCAGTACGGCTCGAGGGCCGGGCTGTCCAAGGGCACCCCGGTTGCAGCGGCGTCGTTGTAGAGCTGCTCGAGCGCGGCGCGGCGGGCCTTGCCCTGCGGCACCGGCATCTGCAATTCGTTGGCGTAGAACTGGTCGCTCTCAGTGAGCAGCGACGGGGCCGCTGGCGCGACAGGCGTAGGGGTTTTCCCTGCTTGTTGCGTAGAAACAACATCTTCGGCGGCAGGGGCCGGCGCCTGCGTGCGATCCGCGATGCCCTGGCGAGCCTGGTCAAGGAAGCTGTCGTTGAACTCGTTGCTGCCCGTAAAGCCGGGCATCTCGCGGACGCGGTCTGCCGCACCGCCCAGGGGGCTGTCGTAGCCCAAGGTGTCGGCCTGCTGGCCCTGCTCACGGCGTGTGAGATCGAACTGGCCCTCATCGACTGTACGGGGGCGGCGGATGCCGCCAGCGCCGCCGAACACACCACCGAGCGCGGCGCCACCCACGAACGAGTCGAGGTAGCGGCGGTTGGCCTCTTCGTTGAAGAGGGTCTCGTTGGGGTCGACGGCCATGCGGCCAAAGTATTGGTTGGTGAGCTCCTGGCCTGCTTCGCCCAGGCCTTCGCCGAGAGCGGTGGAAGCAGCACCCGTGGCCATGCGGGCCAGACGGCCCTCCCCCATCGCAAGCGGACGCAGCCCGCGGGCGGCCAGTCCTTCCACGCCAAACGCATTGAGCGCAGCGTAGGGAACGCCGCCCAGCAGGGCCGAGCCCAAGTCCTCGCCGCCAGCCTCGCGCTGGTTGCCCAGAATGTCGCCCACGGCAGAGGGGTAGGAGGCAGCGACTGCGCCGCCGGTCTGGATGGCGCCCAGGCGCCGGGCAGCCGAGGCAGCCTCTTCGGCAGTGGTCGCACCGCGCAGCGCCGCACGGGCACCGGTAGCAAGACCTCGAGCGGCAAGACCGCCCACGACAGCTTCGCCCAGGTAGGGGAGCGATTGGGCAGCCAGGCCGCCCAGGTAGTTCAGGCCGGAGCCGACACCATCGACTTCGCGCCAGTCGTCGACCGCACCAAGTTCCCGGGCACGCTGGGTCGCGTAGGCAGCCGACTGCTCGTTGGCATCGCGGCGTTGGTCGAACCAGTTGGCAGCACCATCAGCACCCACGGCGCGAGAGACCGCGCCACCCAGCCCAAGCAGACCGGCCTGGTAGTTGTCGACACCGGCGGAGATGCGAGAGCCGGCCAAGCCGCGGCCAGCCCCTTCATAGCCAACTGCCTTGGCAAAGTCATCCACCGAGCCGTAGTACTGCTGGTAGGCCGGATACGTGGCGGAGAGAATTTCCTCGTCCGTGAGGTTAGGAAGTCCGCCCGCAGCTTCCCGCAGTTGCTTGATGGATGGCAGCATTTTCGAGCCCTATCTCTTAACTGGTAGCGATTGTAGGGCTTAGTACCCCCGCTGCGCTGTCTGCTGCTGGAGGATGCTTGAGTAGAGCAGCAAGTCGCTTTCCAGCTCGCCGATCTTGTTCTCCAGGTTCGCCCGCTCGGACGCAGACCGGGTCGAGCCCAGTGCGTTGCGGAGCACGTTGATCTGCTGCGTAATGGCTGGCACCGCCTGCTGGGCCTCGTTGGCCAGCGTGGCGAACTGATTGCGGTTGCCCGCCGAGTTGTCGGCCGAGACGGCGTTGCCAAGGCGTTGAGAGAGCCCAAGCGCAGGGGCCGGCGCCGCAGCGGGAGCGGAGCTGCGAGAACCGCCGGGCGCGGCCTTCTTGTCGTTGAGGGCTTTGAGCTGAGCCGCAATGTCGTTGGTGGGCGCAGTCAACCCGAACATCTGGTCCACTGCCATTCGAGCCTTGGTCGGGTCGCCGATAGCATTGGTGGCTTTCTCCAGCGCAGAGAAGTACGCCTCCGGCGTGACTTGTGGTTTGGCAGTGCGGGGCTTCAGGCCCGCCGGTAGTGGGATGGTGCCATCCTGGCCACGGGGCAGGCCGGTGATGTCCACCAGGGTCACTTCGCCCTTGTCGTTCACGAACTCGCGCAGGTCACCGGCCTGGGGGCGCTCGGCCTTTTTGCGCAGCGTGTCGTAGTAGGCACCCTGATTGGCCGTGCGAGCTGCGTCGTTGCGCAGCCCAGCGATCTTGAAGTTCGCGTCGTTGGTCTTGGTGCCCACGTCGAGTTCGAGCTTGAGCTCTTCCCGCGCCACGGCGGCCAGCTCCTTGCTGACACCAGCGATCACATCCAGCCCGCCCACATCCCCACGCTCGAGGCGTCTAAACCCCACAGCGACTCGACCCAAATCGGCCGGAGACACCTTGATCTCGTCATACCCATCGCCATTGACCAGCGCAAACGTGGTGATGCCGGTCTTCGGGTCGACCTTCGTGCTCAGACGTTGGCTCCTCCCATTGATGAATGAGCGAGCTTGCTTGGCGACGTCGCCGGTCGGGTCGGTCATCACCGCTTTAGCGTAGTCCGCGTCCTGCTGCCCCTGGATGCGGGCGCGTTCGGCGTTCTGGATGTCGGCGAAGTCGCGGTCGTTGCCCGTGGCAAGTGCAAGGCGCGAGCGAAGCCCGGCCAGCCCCTGCTGGTACGTGGGGCTCGTCACGTCGACCGGGTTGGTGACCTTCAGCGCTTCGGCGTTGGCCATGTTCGAGCCGCCGCGCATAGCGGGCAGCTTGAGCCCCTGCATGGCGGCTTGGTTGGCCGCGTCGAAGTCCGCGTCAAGCGCAGCGTTGGTGGCCTGGCGGTCCACGCCCTGCGTGAAGTCGGAGAGCTGCTGGCGCAGTCCTGTGGCTTCCTGGTCGCGCTGAGCGGAGCGACGAAGTGCGTCGGACTCCAGGCCGTAGCGTTCCAGGCGGGCCTTTGACTCAGCAGCTTCTCGCTCGTCCTTGGCGGACTGGAGCGACTGCTGCATCACGGAGTTGTAGGCGTTTTGACCGAGCGCCAGCCCTCGAACGAATGAGCTCATGCGTACCTCACTTGATGACGCCCAGGGTCTTCAGACCCCAGCCGGTTGCCAGATTGCCGCCAACGCCAGCGGCCAGGCCGAGCATCGCGCCCCACGGGTCGTTCGCGTTGTTGATCTCAGCGGCGCGCTGGCCGAGTTGCGTGTAGCTACCCAAGCCCGAAATGCCAGCACTCATGCCGCCCATCGCCGACCCGAAGGCCGCGTTGTTGGCGCCCAGCATGCCGAGACCTGAACTATTCAGCCCACCTGCGGCGGACAGGCCCGTACCCATGGAGCCCATGGCGAGCGAAGCGTTAGCGTTGCCCAGGCCAGCCAGACCCTTCATGCCGCCGTACATGGACATCTTGGTGGACAGGCCCACCTGATCGGCGGCCATCCTGGTCTTGTTGGCGGCAGTGGCCAGCGCAGTAGCCTTGCCGATGTCGGTCGCGCCTCGCGTTGCGAGTGCCGCGCCACTGGCGGGGTTGACCCCGCGGCGCATCAGCCCGCGGGCCGTCTGGTTCTGTACATTGTCGAACGCGCCTTGCACGTCGGCCATGGCGGAGTTGATCTGGCCCTGCTTGTAGCCCTCGCTGTCGAAGCGGTTGACGTCGGCCAGGAGCTGGTTCTCGAACGGGATCGCCACGTCTCGGTACCGAGCGTCGTTGAACCGCATGTTCTCGAGCTGGTAGTCCGAGAGTGCGTTAGAGCGCTCAGCCGTTGAGCGCTGAATACCTAGCGCCTGATCGGCGATGGAGCGCATCCAAGGGCGCTCGTTGTCGACGTAGTCCGCCCACTGCGCTTCGGCCATGTCGAGCTGTCTGTTGGCGGCTTCGCCCATCCGCGGATCGGGAGCCGGCGCACTTGCTTTTCCGCCCATTTCAGTTCTCCAGGTAACGGCAGTCTTCGCGCCGCATCACGTACAGAATCACGTCGCCGCCATCGGAGGCAGCTCCTTGCAAAACAGCTTCCTGGCGGAAGCCGAGATGTTCATCGAACCTGCGGGCCTGGGCGTTGCTCGCCTCGACGTACCCACTGACTCGTTTGCAGCCCAGCTCCACGAAGGGGTAGTGGAAGCAGTACCGCAGGAATTTCTTGTTGAGCCACTTTCCGCCAGGCTCGGCTGCGACGTGCATCCACACGTTGTGGTGGTTGAATCCTTCGTAGAGGACCCCTGCCACCAACGCCCCGTCTCGCTCCAGCCCCAACCCCTTCATGCCAGCAACCATGCTGACCGGCATGCGCTCTGCGCAGAACGCGAACACCCGGGCTGGGTCTGAAACGATCCGGGTGCCCATCACACCTCGATGTTCACGTCGTCCGTAGAGACGGTCACAGCGTCAGTGATCTGAGATTCGACCTTCTTGGCGCGGGCGGCTTTGGGCTTGGCCTCTTTCACCTCGACGTCGATGATCTCGAGCTCTGCCTGGCCCTCAGGGGTCAGAATGAAGTCGTCGTAGCGGAACATGCCCACTACCTGATGACGAAGAATCAGGTCGCCGCCGACGATCTGTGCGCCCTTGGCGAGTAGTTTCTCAACGTTTGACATGCAATACTCCAATGTGTTAGCGGGTTGTATTATGGCTGATTCGACTGTTTTAGGCCACAGCCAATAACGCAGCCTCCCCTGTCACTGGGACGTTAGGTCCTACGAGGGTGTACCCAGCCTGGGACACCGAGACCCCACCGACCTCGATGAAGCCATGGAGCACAAACACCAGGGTCTCTACCTGGAATTGCTTCGGCGAGCCTGGCACTACGTGAATGACCTCGCGGGTAAACGCCCCGCCCGTGTTGGGCGAAACGCAGTAACGAATGCCGTAGGCGCTCAGGACCGTCTCTGTCGAGATTTCTCCAGCGGGGAATTCAGTCAGCTCGAGGTCCAGCGTGCACGAACCCTCCGGCATGATTTGGGAGAACCCGCCGATCTCGAAGCGGAACTCGCCCTTGGCGTAGACGTTGATCGTCTGCTGGTTGCCGGGCGTGACGCCGGCGCCGAAGCGCTTCTTGTGGTTGTCGCCCGCGGACTGGAACGACGCGAAGACGTCGAAGCGGCCTGCGGTGCGCTTGTTGAACGTGAACATCAGGTGCCCTCCACATCGAAGATTTCATCGCCGGTCTTGGGTACGGCGTCCTTGACGGTCTGGAGGACGGTGTAGAACGGCTCGGCCTTCGGAATCTCGCCGCGATCCATGGCGTGCCACAGCATGTCGAGTTGCTGCTCGACCGAGGGGTACAGGCGCCTGCGCACCGTGACGTAGGACTCCGGGGGCTGCGCCGGCTTTACGCGCCCGCCCTTCACCACTGCGGCATTCTGAACATCGACTGCGTCTTGCGCCGGGTCGGCCTGCCCCTCGAGGATGAACTCACCAGGTTGTGCCTGGAGGGAGAAGTCTTCGCTCGGGCAGGAGCCCACGCGCAGGATTTCGCCGGAAGAGTTGTAGATGATGAAATTCATCGCTTAGCCACCTGAACCATGAGAGACAGCGGGCCCGAGTACGACACGCCTGTGGAGTACGGAGCTGTTCGACTCACCGAGACGGTGTACGAACCAGGCGTTGGATTGCTGCTACCCCACAAAATAGCGCCGGTTCCCTCCGCTTCGGCGGTTCCGTTGATGACCAACGTGCCACTCGCGGTGCCGTAGTCCGAGTTCTTGCCGTTGTTGTACGTGTAGCCGCCCAGACCGACGGAGATGAACACCGCCGCAGAGCCGGCGGGAACAGTCACTGTCACCGACGTCGCAATTCCGTAGCTCACAGACACGTAGCTCGATGTGACCGCAGCGCCCACGATGTTGGCCGTATTGACCACCTGGGCAGTCAGCGAGCCGGAGAAAGTGCCAGAGGCGCCGTTGAGCGAGCCGTAAAACGATGCGCTGCCGCCGGAGATGGTCAGCCCCGGCATGGAAACGTAACCATCTACGCCTGCTTGGAGCCAAGCGCCGTTGTTGTAGTTGCCAATCAGGAGCCCGCTGGGGCCCAGGTGGAAGCCGGTCTGCCCCGCCGCCGGCCACGCATAGCCCGTGAACGAGCCGCCGTTCATGCTGCCGCGCAAGGCCACTTCGTTGAAGAACGCCGTGCCCGCTTTGTTGATGCGCCAACCCGCCGTCGAGGAGAAGTTGGTGGACTGGATAGTGTCCGCAATCTGCGCGATGCCGATGGACGAGTTGGCAATGTACGTCGAGACGTTGGTCGAGTCGAGCTTCGGCGCTGTGGCGAACAGCCCAAGACCCGTGACCTGCGCGGTGCTGA